AGAACCATCAGATCTGCCTGATGCGATGACATTGTACACAGTTCAGTTGAACGCAGATACGAAAAATGGTTCTGATCTTGACATTGATAAGCAAGAAAACAGAAGATACACAATGCGTGATATCGGCGAGATTGAAAGAAGAGTTGAGAATTTAGAGTATCTTACAAGAGTTTCGTTCGAAGAACAAGATGCTCTCGGATCAATTGTTATCGGTCCCGATGGCACTGAACAGTTTAAGAATGGTGTTCTAGTTGACTCGTTCGAAGGTCACAGCATTGGTGATGTGACTAATCAATTCTACAAAGCAGCAATTGATTTTGATGAAGGTGAGTTGCGTCCTACATTCGAAAGTCGAAACGTAGAGTTTACCCCCGATCCAAACTACACTGCTGGTATCACAAACTCTGGTTCGTTGTTGACTCTGAATTACACAACAGAAAAATACATCAACCAAATTTTTGCAAACACCGACACACTTATTAATCCTCTTGCCAATATCAACTTTATTGGAACTATGGAACTTTCACCTTCGAGTGATATCTGGTACGACGAATCAAAGAGACCAGAAGTTATAACAAATCGTGAGGGTCAAAACGATGCCTGGTTAGCAACAACTGCGAGACTAGGTTTCGGAACAAGATATGACGACTGGGCTTCAACATGGTTCGGAAGAAACCCCTTCAAAAGAAAAAGACTGAGACCCAGACTTCTTTTCTCTGGTTTACTATCGAGAAAACAAATTGGTTCTCTGAGTTCGAAGAAAGCATTCAAGACCTTTAAGAGACTTAGAGGTAAGTATGCACCAGGAACAATCGTTGACATTATTCTTGGTAGAAGAATTGAGAAAGATGTTCTTCGCTTCATTCGACCCAAGACCATTACAATTGAAGTGAAGGGTATGAAACCAAACACGGTTGTCTTCCCATTCTTTGATAGCAAAAATGTTTCTGCTAACTGCACACCTGCCAGTGGCTCGCTAGGAGATCCTATTGTTACTGATGCTAACGGTGCCGTGTCTCTTACCTTTGCTATTCCTTCTGGTACTTTCAAGCAAGGCAAGTTGCTGTTCCGCTTGATCGATGACAGTTCAAATGTTTCAACCAATGCAACAACTGTTGCCGAAAAACTTTATGTTGTACAAGGCTATCTCAACAATCAAGAAGCAAACATTCTTTCCACAAGAGAAATTGACTTCCAAAGAGAGACAGTTAAAGACGAAAGAATTTTTGAAGATGCGAAGAGCAAAGACAGCACAAGACCTGGTTTGAACGATCCTCTATCGCAAGTCTTTAGCGTTTCGTCTTACAGTTATCCATCTGGTCTGTTCTTAGACAGCGTTGATCTTTACTTCAGAGAGAAGGGAACAGAATTGCCTGTCACGGTTCAAATCAGACCGATGGTAAATGGTTTCCCAAGTCCATCAAAAGTTCTTCCTTTTGCAACATCTACTGTGAACGCTTCGTCAATTACAACAACCGCAACGGTGGATCCTGCTTCACCCACAAACTTCAAGTTTGATTCGCCTGTGTATCTATCGCCTGGTGATTACTGTATTGTTGTTCAAGCGAATGACACGAAACACAAACTGTGGGTCGGTGAAGAAGGTTCGTTCAGAATCAATACAACAAATCAAATCATCTCGAAGCAGCCATACGTTGGTGGTTTGTTCGAATCGCAAAACTCTAGTGCAAGAGAAGAAAACAAAATCAAGTCTCTCGCATTCAGATTGAACAAGTGTAAGTTTACAGGTCGAAGCGAGTCTGAAGGCAACAGACTGGTTACTCTACAGTCAAATACTCTAAACACAGACTATGGAACAACAACACTGCTTGGTCACAAGTATCATATCAACACATCAGAACTTGAGTTGCCATCAACCACTATTTCTTACCAACAGAAAACTAAGAAGACTGCTGGTGGTAGTTTTGAGACTCCTGAAAACACAGAAGTAAACGAAACAATTAAATTCTCAGATCGGTTGAAGAGAGAGGCTAATCCTTCTTCTGCAAATGAGATTCAAGTTTTGGCAACATTGTCTTCTGATAGTGACGATGTTTCTCCTGTAATTGATTTAGATCGTTTCAATATGATCTTTATTGAAAACGTAATTAATGCACAACAAGACAAAATTGATCTAGAAAAACTTGCCTCGCCTATTGGGGCTACATCAAGTGAACTTCCTCTTGTTCGATACATAACAAGACAAGTGAATCTTGAGCCTGGCTTCGAGTCTACTGATCTGAAAGTTGTTCTCGAACAACACAGACCAAACACAACATCAAACATTTTTGTTCTCGCAAAAGTTCTTGGTGATGACAGTAGCAATTTCGATGATCAGCCATTCATCAAGATGAACGCGGCGACTGCTCAAGCCTCAACGATTCAGGGCGAAGATGAGTTTATCAGTGTGGACTATACGTTGACTGCTGGAACAATTACTGGCAACAACTATCCGTTTGATAAGTTTGCTGTGAAAGTTGTCATGTATGACACAACAGATTCGACTGATGTTCCTAAAGTCAAGAATCTTTCTGCAATCGCGTTTGGAACGGTATCTTGAGTGTGCCTCCTAAAGTCGAAATTGAAGATAGCGATTACGTTCGTGATACAAAAAGCAAAGCGATACTTGCTACCAATCTTGACGAGAAGAAGAGATTTCTTTTGAGACAGAAAGAAAAGCAAAAAGTTTTAGCCATGGAACAAGATATAAATAACATCAAGAGCGATCTATCGGAAATAAAAGATTTGCTCGCAAAGTTGATTGAGAAATAAACATGCCAACATCTGATCTATTAAGTCCAGCACTAAGCAACCTACTGTTATCTGATACGTTCAACGAGTGGTTGAATCGTACCAACAGTACAATCGACTACCTAAGTCCGCTTAACCTTTATGATGTCAAGGCTGCAACTGCTTCTGGCATCACCGAGGGAAGACCAGCACCATACCCTCTTTCTACTGGTATCGTGACTCTTACCTTGAATCATAAGGGTGGTCAGCAAGGCATCTCTGCAAATAGCGACGGTCTACTTGGTCTTGATTTTAGAGGAATGAATGATCTAGGTGACGATATTGCTAATGATGATCTTGTGGCAGTTTTCGATGCAAACGCTGGTGTAACTAAAAAGGTTATTGCGTCTAAACTTCTTGCTCCTGAGATTTCAGGTAACCACACCTTTCAAAACAACGTCACGATTAGTGGCAATCTCACTGTCAACGGAACACAAACAACACTCAACTCACAAGATCTTCGCACAGAAGATGAACAAATTGAAATCGCTTTTCAAAATGAGGTTTCATTTCAACTCACAGCCGGACCATCAAATCTTACTGCTGGAACTCTGACCGTAGGACAGACAGCGTTTTATGCTGATGCCTTTGCAGATGCAAAAGTTAATACCGCAGAGGCCATTGGTTTTGTTAAGTCATACTCAATCTCAGTTGGTGATGGCGGCACTGCTGCAACTGCAAACGTTGTCATGCACGGCCCGTTTGCCACTGGTGGCCCATCTGAATTCCAAAACGGAGGTTTCCTAAACGTAAGTAATGTTGGTTCTGCGGCTGGTTTGACATACACAGTCAACAATACACCAGTTGGTGCGAGTGGTTTCCCAAGCGATGATGGCTACTTGAATCCTCCTGGTATCGTAATCAAAGGTTCTGATAGCGACAAGCAAATTCTTTGGTACAATAGCCCGAACTCATTCTTAGTAAACACCAACCTGGGTGTTACTGCTTCTGGTGCAATCAAGGGTGCAGTTTTTGACTCGAAAGAAACATCTCTTTACGGCACACTTGCGAACAACTTTATCTTTAAGTCAGACAAAGGCTCGAACACAGTATTTTCGATTGCTGAAAGCATGACAGGCAATGTTTTCAGTGCAACTCTTGGTACTGGAGGTTCAGACGGAACAGTAAACGAACTTACATTTAGTTTCGGTCTTTCTGGTCCAACAGGAGCAAAAGACGCTGCATCGTTTAGATTCTTAGGTGGCTCTGGTGCGAGTGGTCAGCAACTATCTAATATTCCAAATTCGATGTTTGCTGAAAACTTCAACGCAGATCAACTTGATGGTGCTCACGGATCTATTACTGCTGGTGCATATAAGATTCCCATTGCAGGTGCAAATGGTATCATTAATGAAGATTGGCTAGACAACTCAAATACACAAAGAACATTCACAGTTGTTGGTCATGGCCTTGCAGTTGGTGAAGCAGTTCGAATTCGTTCTGCAACAGGAGGTCTTACATCTGCAATTGCAACAACACCAGCAGAAGCAGAAGCAATTGGTATAGTTTCTGCAATCGACGGAAACGATGTTAGTGTTGTTCAATCTGGTTTCATTAGCGGTCTTGAGTCTAGTACAAAGATTCAATCGATAACAGGTGGAGAAGTCTTCTTCTTGTCAAGAACAATCACGGGCGGACTTACAACATCACCACCTTCATATGTTGAGGGTAGCAACCTTGTGCAGAAGCCAATGTTTATTGGTTTCGGCAATGGTTCTGGTTATGTTCTACCATATATCGGTCAACAGGTGCAACAAGCGACTGATGAGTTGTATCTGCAAGGTATAATTCCTGTCGGAACAATTTACCCATACACCGGTAGTGTTTTACCAAACACCGACTTTTTGTTCTGTAATGGTAATCTCAAGAAAAGAAATGACTTCCCCGATCTTGCCGATATCGTAGGTGACACATACAGCATCACAGATATTCTATTCACGAGAACAGATGCAGACAATGGTAGTATATCTCTTACAGGTGGCACAAGAGGTATTCTTACCTTTGCATCTGATAATGATCTTGGTAGACTGATTCTCAAAGACTCTGGTGGTGTCACCGCAGCGGTAGATGTTACACAAGTAAATGAGTCAACTAAAGTAATCACCTTTACAAGATCTTCTGGTACACTACCAACCTCGACTGGATCTGTGACCCTACAATCAAGTGCGAGTGACAATACAAACTTCTTCTTGCCCGACCTGAGAAACAGAAGTGCAATTGGTATTGGGCAGAATGATACTAACTCTCTAGTAAGAATTCTTGGTGAGCAAGGTGGTTCAGACAATAGTGGTTCTGACGGAACGCTCGATCCATTCCTTGCCACGAACTTTATCATTCGTGCAAAACCTGGTGTTCAGGCTCTAGTCTTTACAGGTCACAACCACGATGATCGTTATCCAACAATATTAGGCGGCTCAACAATTGCGACACCAAGTGTTGCAGGGGCAACTGCGTTTGGGGTGAAAGTAAATCGTTCTACTGGTGTTACTTTCCCGAACATTCAAATCGGCGGAGCAGGATCAAACGGTCCTCAAATCTATCACGAAGGTAATGGTGTTGTTGGTGCTGCTGGTGATTATTTGATCGGTGTTGGTATCAATGACAGTGCAGAACAAAACGCAGACTCGTTCATAGTCTACTCAGACAAGAACACCAACAATGCAAATCCATTTACAGACGGTCGTGAACTTCTTCATGTTGGAACAGATGGTAAACACTACTTTAGAAGTGATGGCGATGAGTCTGGTGTTGAAAAATACACACCAACAACTACAGGTCTTGAAGTTCTTGGTAACATCAAGGCAATCACTGGTCAATCAATCGGTGGTGACAAAACTACATCTCTTTCATCTGAGACAACAATCACACCAGACTTTGATACGGGTAACATTCAAACGTTTGAACTTGCAGAGTCAAAATCTTATACACTTGCAACACCAAGCAACATTCAACCAGGTGCTTATTACACACTTGTTTTTGTGCAGCCAAGTTCTAACCCATCAGCGATTACGAACATCAACTCGAACTATCTTTTCCCAAATGGAATTGAACCAACACTTACAAAGTCTGGTAATGCAATTGATATGATCAACATTGTTTGTGTTCCAACATCAAGCGGTAACAAACTTCTCTGCAACTTTAACACTGCACTTTCTTGAGGTAACACATGAGTAATATGTTTTCAACTCAGGCTTTTGAAGTTGATGCATTAGGTATTCCTAATGTTTACTTTATCTGTGGTAATAGACAAAATGCCACGCCGGTCGGCGGAAACGATCAAGTTCCAATTTCTGGTGTTTTTGATCTTTCAAACATTTATGGTCTAAAAGCAGACGGCACACCACTAGAGGGTGACGACGGTAGTTCAACCAATCCAAGTGGAGGTAATACGCTTAATCGGTTTATTAGTGTAAAGTTTTCTGATTCTTTTTATTATAATGGTGGTGTTTTCGGTTCTGGTGGTTACACAGGTGGGTCTGTAGGTCTTCGCAAACGAAATGGTCAAGCCGTTCTTGATCCTAGTTTAGGCAGCGGAATTAGCCCTGGTGATATTTCAAGTCCAACTGGAATAATTGGAAGCAATTTAATGGGTCTTAATTGTTGTCCTTGCGGTTTTGAATTTCTAAGTCGTAGAGCATGGGTGTCTGTGGGTGATCTTTTGGAATTTAGAAGCATAAAAGATAACGGAACATTTTTTACATGGGCTATTACCACTGAAAATGATGATACTGGTCCTGCACATCAAAGTGACTTTCAAGATAATGCAAATGATGATAACGTAATGGCACACGGCGAAGCATATGATGTTTGTAGAATGGAGCCTTACTCTAGTCGTTTCAGAGAAGTAAGCGGAGATGATTCTCAGATAAATGAACCAGTTGGTTTTATAACATTGACTAGAGGGCTTTCTGGTAATACAGATATTCTGACTAATACAGAGTTTTTTCTCGAAGTTAGCCTTCATCGATTTGGCTCTGCAACAGCGTCAACAACTTCAGAATTTGTTGGTATTGAAAGAAATGTTCCTGATGATTATAAAACAGCGAAACAACTAAAACAAACTACAATTGGTGTAACAGTTGCTCCATATGTAAACAGCGCCCAAGGACTTGCAAACCACTTGAATGGTCTTGACTTAGATGGTAATCCAATTCCAGATTTTGCTACTATTCAAACGGGTCTTGGTGGTGAGGGCAATGTTTTCTTTGGTGGATTCGAAGGTTCGGCCTGTGTTGATAGATCGGGAAATGTTTTTCTTGGTTGGACAACAAGCGGAAAACTAATAAAACTTGTAACTAATCAAGACACTACAGCAGGAGCGGGAGACACAGACGAGTTTACATCAGGAACTTTTTCTGTTATTAAACACAGTAAGTTGCTTCCTGGTAATGGTGGTTACAACGCAGACGGAACCGAAAAAACAGATAGAAATGGATTCCCTGTTGATCCTGATAACAACCTTATTGAACCTATATGCCCAGGTGCTATGATTTGCGATACAACAAATGCTTTTGGTGTCAAAGGCACAGACTCAAATGGTAATTCTTACTCACTTGATGATCGTGTTTTGTTTGCATTTGTTATGGACGCCGAACACAGTATCGTAGACCCCAACGGATCGGGTAGATTACCAGGTGCTACAGATCAAGATACTCGAAGAGGTTTATACATAATTATACTGAACGAAGATAAGACAAAGGTTGCTTTTGATCCAAACAATGAACAATTTGATTATCGGGCAATATACTTTTATCCTGCTAGAGAGTTTTTTAATGATGGGTTTGGAGAAACAGTTTGTTTTCCTACATTCTTGAATCTTGGTGGGATAAATGGATCCACCAAAGCACTTAGAATGAAAAATAGAGTAAGAACGTGCGGCGCCTCAATGAGGCCTTTACTTAGGGAAGAATAATGGCAAGTAAATTAAATTTGAATATAGAGCAAGGGGCAACATTTTCTTTGGGTCTCGAACTCACAGATGACAATGGTGTTACTTTTGATCTCGGTGGTTATACAGGAAGATCACAGATGAGAAAAAGTCACTCGTCTTTAAACTTTGTTGAACTTGATGTTTCAATTACAAACATTACTGGTGGCAATATTACCATATCGAAAAGTGCCACAGCAACTTCAGGCATTACTGCTGGAAGATACGTCTATGATGTAGAAATTTTTAACAACGCTGGAAACGTGAAAAGAATTATTGAAGGAGTTGCTACAGTTTTACCTGAAGTGACAAAATCTTGACATAAATACTTGAGTAATTTTTAGAAATGGAGATACATATGAGCCAAACAGTGGTTGAAGAATCTGTAAATACAGAAGAAAAGACGACAGAAGAAACAACAATCGAAGCAACACCGAAACTAAATCAAGTTGCTCTTGTAATGATCGTCAAAAACGAAGCAAGAAAAATTGAAGGTAGTGAGCAGACTGTTATCGAGCGTTGTCTTTCAAGTGTTCGACCAGTGATTGATACTTTCGTTATCTGCGATACAGGCTCTACAGATGGCACACAAGAAGTTATTAAAGAGTGGGCCAAAAAAGCAAACATTGAAGGTCATGTGATTGATCGTGAGTGGAAAGATTTCGGTACAAATCGGTCTGAAGCACTCGAATACGCAAGAGAACTCACAAACGCAGATTACTGTTTGATGATTGATGCTGACGAAATTCTCGTCTATGAGCAAACATTTGATCCATTTGCTTGGAGAATGAGTCTTGACAAAGACCTCTACAACGTCTACGCAGAGTACGGCGGAACAAGATATCATAGACCACAACTCACTTCAAACAAGAAGCCTTTCTACTATCGAGGTGTTTTACACGAATATGTTGATTGCCACGAAGAAATTGAAACAAGAGAATTCAATAAAGGTTTTATCAACACCCCAATTCAAGACGGTGCAAGATCTGATGATCCAGAAAAATACAAGAAAGACGCTCAAGTATTTGAAAAGGCTCTTGCGACCGGTAACGTAGATGAAAAAGATCACAATCGTTATCTCTTTTATCTTGCACAATCTTATCGAGATAGTCAACAATGGGAAAAGTGTCTTGACGCTTATGAAAAAAGAGCAGAAGCAGGTGGCTGGACTGAAGAAGTCTATTACTCATTATTTCAAGTTGGCAGAATGAAAGAGATTCTACAAAAAGAAAAAGGCTTCTCTGTTGATGACATCATCGAATCATACATGAGAGCATTTCAGCAAAATCCTTGGCGTGCTGAAGCCTTGTGGGCTGCTGCTCGCTTTGCCCGTCTGAAGTGTCGCTTCGATCAAGCATGGTCTTTTGCCAATCACGGTGTTCGACTCGCTTTCCCAGACGGTGCGTTGTTTGTTACTAATGCTGTTTATGACTTCATGTTGCTCGATGAGTATGCAATTGCTTGCTATTGGACTGGTCGTTATCGTGAATGCCGCGACACCTGCGTACAGTTGTTGAATGATAACAAAGTTCCACAAGAGTACAGAGACAGAATCAATGCAAATCTCGAACACTCCATCGAGGCATTGAAGACGAGGTAATCGTATAAATACTGGAGATAACTGAAAAGGTGCCAGTATGGGAAACAGTAGTATAGGTTTTGTTGGTACACCAAGCGCCAACGCTTCGTCACTCAAAACAACAATACGACAAGAAAATCACCCGTTCGTAGCGGGTGATGTTGTCGTTTACGAATCAAACGGTTACACACACCCCAAATACGATGGTGTTTCTGAGAACAGTTTTATTGCTGGCGTTATCGAGTCAACAAACGTTGATGACTTCACACTTGTTCTTCAGGGCAATATCGACTTCACAAGCGTATCAGGATTCGCTCTGACAGCAGGCAATGTCTATTATCTTGACACGGGCAGCACAAGCGGAAAACTGACAGAGACAGAACCAACAGATACATCCAAAGTTTTTAAACCTGTTATCATTTCAAATGCAGAGAATCGGGGCATTGTTGTCAACACACTTGGCAATGTAAAAAACGAGTCTGCTTCTCTCGTTACACCTGTTGGCACAATCATGCCATTTGCAGGTGGTCCAAGAAGAAAACCTGGCAACTATCTTCTTTGCTACGGCGATGCAGTGCCTATGGGTATTGGATCACAAACAAAAGAATACAGTCAATTGTTTCCTGTTGTCAAAGACAAGTATTTCATCTCTGCGAGTTTTACTGGTTCTGCGTCAGGCTCCCTTACTGCGAGCGTAAAGTTTCCAGGAACAGTTGGTGAAAACTACGGTGTGCCATTTAACATTGGCCAAACAAAAAATCACTCACTTCAAAACGGTGACAAGTTTTATGTTGTTCATGGCTCTGATCAGTACAGCGTCGTTGGTGTTACAGGAGCATCTGCTCAGTCTGAAGTTGTGACTCTTCAGTATCTTGAAGGTATTTCTGGTGGTACGTCTTTCAACTATAGTGCTAATGATACACTTAAAATCTACGCTCTTGGTGTTACAAGTATTGCTGCTGGCGATGCTCTCACAGGATCAGGTCCTGACTTCTCTCTAACCCACGCAGGAAACAAGTTTATCATTCCTGACTTACGCTCAAGACTCATTCTTGGTGCTCAACAGGGTGAAAATCTCAACGACAGAGCATCTGGTACAATCGGTGGTAGCGAGACAACAACTCTTACAAACTCTCAACTGCCGTCGCACGCCCATACACTCAATAAAGAGGATGCTTCTGGTTCTCTGACAGGTGGTTTTGTTTTCGATGTAGATGTAAACTCTTCTTCGTTTACAATCGGAAGCACAGGCAGCGGACTACCATTCTCTACACACACTCCGTTTATGGCAATTGATTATATCATTCGCTATAGAAGACAGACAGGTAAAACAGTTGAGATTGGCGACACAGGTACGACAGGTGCAACTGGTCCTGGAGGTTCTACAGGTTCTACAGGTACAACTGGTGCAACAGGAACAACAGGTGCAACGGGTGCCACGGGAGCGACTGGTACGACTGGTGTTACGGGTGCAACTGGTACGACTGGTAGCACAGGCGGAACAGGTCCAGCAGGACCTACTGGTGCTACTGGAGAACAAAAAGTTGCGACTGGTATTCGAAACACATCGAACACGAGAGTTAAAACTTTTCAAAACTTTACAGATGTTTTAAAGGCAACAACACAGACTGTTCCAAATAATAAGATACCAACTATATTCTTCTTTAATGATGGGGCTTCTGCTTTTGCCAGCAACTCTGTCGCACAAGCAGGAGAAAATACTGTCAATACGTTGACGGGTTCTGCAAACAACGATCTTTTCCAGTCTTCTTTCCTTATTGAACCACTTCAATCAGACACAGAAAAAGACAAAACAAATTTAGGTGGAGTAAGATCAAGCGAAAACAGATCAATTGAACTAGACGGTTATTATGAGTTTAGAAAAGACGAAGTTGCAGATGTTAATACCAACATGAATCTTTTCTTCAATCCTGGATTCTTTACTTTCGATGCTCCTCTGACGATTAATCCTCAAAGAGGATATATGTACACAGTTAGCGGATCATCGTTTACTCGAAGTCTTACCGGTCATGTGGAGATTACAGGTTCAAATGGTGCGTATAATGCAACCTTTGAGGTGAACACAACTGCTGGACTCACAACAGGACAATATCTTTCTGTTTCAAATATCACCGACAGCAATCTGACAGGTGGTAGTTACGCAAAAAGTTCGAATAGATTTGCAATTCAAGGCTTGCATAAGATTACCAATATCAACTATACGACAGAAAAAATTACCACAACAATTGAAAGTTCTCTGCCGCAACAATATCGTGAAGGAACAATCGCTGGTTCTTCACCGATTAGTGCTACGGCTTCTTCACTGATAGGCATTACAGGAAATCCAGAAGTCAAAGTTGTTCGAACAATATTCAAGTTTGCAGGTTTCTCAGGCAACGATACTGGTTTGTTTGTCAAAGACAATTCGAAAATTGCTATTAACGACATCATCTTTGAATCTGGTCAGGGAATCAACTCTACAGGAACAACCAGTCAAATGAACTTTGGCTTACATGCATCAAGAAATGCAACATTGACTATTGGTGACAATGTTGGTGTTGTTGGTTTCAAAAATGGTGTCGTAGCAGACAATGGTGGCATCATCGACGCAGAAAACTTGAAAGTTTCTGGTTGCACAGGTGTTGGAATTCTCGCAAGCAACGGTTCGATTATCAAGACAAGAGGTTCTAGTGTTAACGGATGCGGTGTTGGTTATCTCTCTACCAACAACTCGCTTGTGACTGATCGTGACATAAACAACTTCGAAGGCGAGTCTCTTACTTCATTCGCAGAAGACGCTGAGAGTGTTGCAGTCGGAAACAGAATCGGTGCTATTGCAACAAAGAATTCTACGCTAAACAAAACTCTTGTCTCTGCACTAAACATGGAAGAAGGCATTCGTTCCCTATTCAACTCTACTGTGATCAACGGTGGTGGGGCAGCGATTGCCAACGGACCAAACAGTTCACCAGGCGCAGACGATGGTTCAGGATTCAAAGCAATTGGTGGTGTGATTCATCACCGCGATCAAGGTTTGCTCAAGACAACATCTCTTGGTGTGACGAATGCGAACAACACATTCAAAGATTACACAATTCGTTTCTCTTCCACTCTTGATCATCATGGCTCTACTGGCTCTCTATCTGCCGATAGCACAAGTACAGTAGACGAATTTGGAGATATTGTTGGATGATATTTTTTAAACACGAAAACGATAAGATTATTATCAATGACATTCAGATTGATTTTGAAATTTTTCTTCAACTTGAACCTGATTATCAAAAACCATCAAAGGCAATTTCTGTCACCTACATTCCAGACCAAACACATACATGGAGTGATGGTGTAGAAACCTTTGTGATTGGTAGAAAATGGATCGAAGGTGATCGATACATTTCAAGACTTGATGAGTTTCTAAAACTTCAACGAGTCGAAGATGAAGATACAGCAGACACAGAAAAACTTGTTCAAAGAGAGCAAGAAAAAAGACTTGAATACACAAAGAAAAGAAGATCTGAGTATCCAAAAGTTGAAGAACTCGTAGTTGCCTTGTGGGAACACATCGTCGAAAAGAAAAATCTTGACGATTCTCACATCAAACAAATTCAGGTTCTTCGTGAAAAAATCAAGTCTGATTATCCAAAAGACACAACAGTAACCAAGAAAAGAAGAAGAAAAAAAGTAAATGGCAGAACCAACAAACAGACAAGAACTAATTGAATACTGTCTGAGAAGACTCGGTAAGCCTGTTGTTGAAATTAATGTTGATGATGATCAGTTACAGGATCGAGCCGATGACGCTTTTCAGTTTTTCTCTGAGTACCACTATGATGGTATTGAGAGAGTGTATCTAAAACATCAGATCACACAAGATAATATCAATAATGGCTTTATTGATCTTACTGCTGAAGGTGGTGTTGATGCAGCAAATCTAATCGTAAGCGTTACAAAAATATTCAGCATTCCTGGTCGAACAGTTAACATGTTTGACATTCGTTATCAATTAGCACTAAACGATCTTTACACCATTGGTCGATTAGATATGATTCATTACACCATGTATCAACAATATATGAATCTTGTGCAAGACATTTTACAACCAGACAAAAGAATTCGTTATCACACAGTAACAAACAAACTGCACATTGAAACAGATATGGACGATAACTTTGCGGTCGGTGATTACATTGTGATGGAAGCGTATAGAATTCTAGATCCAACAACACATACAGAAATTTTCAAGCAAAGACTTTTGAAAGATTATCTCACCGCGATTATCAAAAAGCAATGGGGTCAAAATCTAATTAAGTTCGAGGGTGTGCAGTTGCCTGGTGGTGTTTCAATCAACGGCAGAGCATTGTACGATGATGCGATACAAGAATTAGAAAAAATTGAAGAAGAAGCAAAAGAAAGATTCGAGTTGCCTCCAGATTTCATAGTGGGTTAATATGGGTACAAATCACTTTTTCAACCATTTCAACAACACTGACGAACAACGCCTTATAGAAGACATCATCGCAGAGATGATCAAGTACGGTGGTGTTGATTGCTTCTACATGCCAAGAACGTTTGTTGACATTGATGCTATCTTTGGTGAAGATCTAATATCGCAATTTAATGAGGCTTACCCACTCGAACTTTATGTTTCGAGCGTTGATGGTTTTGAAGGTGATGGTGATTTCATAGCAAAATTTGGTCTTGAAGTTCGAGACACTGTAAAACTTGTTTTATCGAAATATCGTTTCACGCAAGAAACAAGTCTAGACAAACCAAAAGAAGGAGACTTGATCTTCTTTCCTTTCAACAATGGTATTTTTGAAATCAAGTTTGTTGAAGATGAAGTACCGTTTTATCAATTCGGTCAAAACTATGTGTTTGAAATGTCATGTGAATTGTTTACACCGAGTCAAGAAGACTTCGACACTGGACTTGATGACATTGATGATATTGTCAAAGAAGAACAATTCAACCTTACTTTGTTGCTAGATTCAACAACAGGCAACAACGTAGGCTTCGAAAAAGGTCAAATCGTTTATCAGTATCCTGCTGGAGGTGCAACTGGTGCCACAACAACAGATTCGCCACAGGCAGAAATCTTCTCAGTTTTAGGTACTGGTGCCACAACAACAGAACTTACCATTATAGATACTAAGGGTCTTTGGAAAGCAGGACTCAGCGGTGCGAGCATGTTCCATGTTGCAACTGTAGACAATACATCATACAGAGGCATCACTGGTATCGTAAGAAGTCTTGAAGTTACGGGTGCTGGCAATGCAATCACATCAGACGCAGACAACCAGTTTATTGAGGAGTATGCGGATAGTTTTGTAGACTTTACAGATACTAATCCGTTCGGATCATTCTAATGTTTGGACAATCACAAGCCTTTTATCATAGTACCATACGAAAAGTAGTTGCCGGTTTCGGTACTCTATTCAACGATATCTATATCAAAAGATTCAACACAGATGGTACTGAAAAAGAAAGATTCAAGATACCTCTTTCTTACTCAGCAAAACAAAAGTTTGTTCAAAAACTACGACCAACTACAGGTCAACTAAAGTTTTCTTTGCCCCGAATGGGTTTTGAAGTCAGTTCAATGACTTACGATCCACTAAGAAAACTAAACACTCTTCAAAAAAGGGTGTCATACAACAATGCCAATGAGATGAATTATCGTCACGAAAGAGTGCCTTACGATACTGAATTCAATTTGTACATTGCTGCTAACAACATTGATGATGGTTTACAGATACTTGAACAGATTCTACCATTCTTCTCACCTGAATTTACACTGACATTCAATTCATTAGATGGTCTTGATGAGAAAACAGACTTACCAATCACACTCACAGGTGTCACATTTGAAGACAACTACGAAGGTGGATTCGAAGAAGACAGATTGATTACCATATCATTGTCGTTCTCTGCGAAAGTATTCCTTGCTGGTCCGTCTAAGAAATCTGGCATCATTCGAACTGCGATTGTGGACGTCAATGAGTTTAGAGATGAATTTACAACTGCTGCTGGTACAACACACTCCATTCTTGAGAAGATTACTGTTGGTCTAACGGCTGGCGTTACATCAGGTATTGGACTTGATGTTGGAGCAACAGCACCTTATGTTATTACTATAGAGAATTATCAAACCGATGGAATCACACAATAAAAATTTAAAAGACGCTCTCGATTTACCTGAAGACGTTGAATCAATCCCAAAAGTTTTTGAGAAAAAGAAAAAAGAAATTCAAAAGCAAGTTGGTGAAAAAACAGAAAAAGATTATCTACAAGTGCGTGACAATCTTTTTGATTTGCTCGAATCAAGCAAAGACGCAATCGAAGGTATTATGAGTGTCGCAATGGCTGGCGATCAACCGAGAGCATACGAAGTTGTTGCTACATTGTTGAAGGTGACTTCTGATATCAACAAAGACATCATGGAAGTTCACCGAAAAATGAAAGAGACTACAAAAGAAACTGAAACTAAGAACGTGACCAACAACGCATTCTTTGTTGGTTCAACCGATGATCTTGCAAAAATGATTCAAGATCAAACCAATCAGGTGAAAAAAGTTTCAAGCAAGGTAAAAAAGAATGAAGCAGATTGAAAACTCTTATCTTGGCAACCCAAATCTAAAGGCTTCTAATGTCAAAGTTGAGTTTACAAAAGAGCAGGTCGAAGAGTACGTTAAGTGTTCTAAAGATCCAATCTACTTTATGAAAAAATACATTCAGATTGTTTCGCTTGATAAAGGTCTGGTGCCTTTCGAGTTGTATGACTTTCAAGAAAACATGGTGAACAAGATTCACGAGAATCGTTTTGTCATTTCAAAACTTCCTCGACAGTCAGGCAAATCAACAACAGTTGTTTCATACATTCTTCATTATGTCTTGTTCAACGGTAACAAGAACGTTGCTATTCTTGCGAACAAGTTAGCAACAGCAAGAGAACTTTTGTCTCGTCTGAAGTTGGCATATGAAAATCTACCGAAGTGGCTTCAGCAAGGTATTGTAGAATGGAACAAAGGTAACATCGCTCTTGAAAATGGCTCGAAGATTCTCGCTTCAGCAACATCATCTTCAGCCGTTCGTGGTGGTTCATTCAACATGATCTTTCTCGACGAATTTGCCTATGTGCCACACAATGTGGCTGAAGAATTCTTCAGTTCTGTTTATCCTACGATTACTTCAGGTCAAGACACTAAAGTTTTGATTGTTTCTACACCAAAAGGTCTGAATCTTTTTTACAAACTTTGGGTTGATGCTGAAGAAAAACGAAACTCATATGTGCCAATTGAAGTTCATTGGTCTGATATACCAGGCAGAGATGAAAAGTGGAAGAAAGAAACAATTCGAAACACATCACCTGAGCAGTTCCGCACAGAATTTGAGTGTGAGTTTATCGGTTCGACCAACACACTTGTCAACGCATCGAAACTCAAGACTCTTGCATTCAAAACACCACTAAAGAAAACAGATGATGGTCTTTCAGTCTATGAAGAGCCACAAAAAGATCACACATATGCAATGTGTGTTGACACATCGAGAGGCACAGGCTCAGACTATCATGCCTTCGTTGTGGTCGACACTACGCAGATGCCTTACAACGTGTGTGCAACATTTCGCAACAACGAGATGTCTCCTATGGTGTATCCAAGTGCTATTAATCGAGTCGCTACAGATTACAACGGCGCATCAGTTCTTGTCGAACTCAATGACATTGGAACTCAAGTAGCAGACATTCTATATGAAGAATATGAATATGAAAACATGATGCTTACGTCACAAAGAGGTAGAGCAGGTCAGGTCATGGATGGTGGTTTCGGTGCTTCTACTACACAAAGAGGGGTTCGAACAACAACCACAGTGAAGAAAGTTGGCTGCTCAATTCTAAAAGGGTTGATTGAAGAGAACAAACTGATAATCAACGACTTTAGTATTATTCAAGAACTCGTTTCTTTCGTATCGAAAAAAAACTCATTTGAAGCAGATGAAGGCCATCACGACGATTTGGTGATGAGTCTCGTACTATTTTCTTGGATGACAACACAAGCATATTTCAAAGAAATTTCTGACATTGATATTCGTAAGACTCTCTATGAAGAGCAAATAAAGAAAATGGAGCAAGAAATGACTCCATTTGGCATTATAGATACTGGGCTAAATAATAATACTTTTCGAGATGATGAAGGCACCACTTGGACAGTGGTGTAAATAACATATTTCATAAATATAATCAGATATCGATCTTGATAAGGAGTTAGGCATATGGCTTTTCGATTAAGTCCCGGTGTATCCATCACTGAAGTAGATCTTACAAGTGTGATTCCAGCAGTCGCTACGACTCCTGCTGGTTTTGCTGGCACATTTAAACAGGGTCCTATTGATGAGATTGTCACCATCACATCCGAAGACGAACTTAAGGCTATTTTTGGTCGTCCAGATAAAACCAATACAGTTCAAAACAGAGCATTTCACTCAGCAGCAAACTTTTTAGGTTATGGCAACAATCTCAAAGTTGTTCGTGTTGCTGATGTTGCTAGAGCAAGAAACGCATTTGCAGGTGTCAATGGTTTGACAAACGCTGCAAGTGCAACGGCATCAAACTTGATTATCAAGAATGACGCAGATTACGAAGGAAGAGCAGAGAGCCATTTTGACCAAGTGTTTACATCTGGTGGTGTAAACGTTGATGCTCACTTCATCTCAAGATATGCAGGTGCAGTCGGAAATGAATTGCAAATTTCTCTTCTCACACCAGGCACATACGCAGGTAGCGGTCTTTCAGGAGAGTTTATTTCTGCCCCCGCACAATCTGATGCAGTGAAAAACTCTGGTGGCGGCACAGGCAACGATGAAATTCACGTTGTTGTGAAAGACAAGAACGGAAACATTTCTGGCAAAGCAGGTACGATTCTTGAGAAGTTTGGCTTCTTGTCAATCGCTTCAAACGCAAAGAATTCTGATGGTTCGTCGATCTACTGGAAAGACGTTCTGAAGAGAGATTCAAAATACATTCTTGGAGGTTCTAACTTCCCAACTGCTGGCTCTGATACTTCAGACACAAACATCACAACAACTTCAACCTATGGCTTGAGTTTTGGTGGTGGCTTTACAAATGCAGATTCTCTTGTTCTAACTGGTGGTGTTGACTCACTAACAGCAGGTGCAGGTGATTACTTTACAGTTAACTCAAGAGGCTACGGACTCTTCGCAGGCGAAGGTGATGATGTCGCAATCGTTATCGCTGGTGAACCTGGCAAAGACGAAGCAGACTGCAAGACAGTTATCGGCAATCTTGTCGATCAAGCAGATGCAGATAAAGACTTCATGGTGTTCTTCTCTCCATATTCAAACGATGTGATCGGTCCTACTGCTGGAACAGCAAAAGACAACGTGATTGCATTCAAGAATTCTGTGAACAAGAACAGTTCTTACGCTTCTATGGATAGTGGCTATAAGAAAATGTTTGATAAGTACAATGATCAGTTTGTCAATGTTCCTTTGAACGCTGACGTTGCTGGTTGTGTTGCAAGAACAGAAGATGTTGCAGACGCATGGTATTCACCCGCTGGTTTCAATAGAGGTCAGATTCGCGGTTCGATCAGTCTTCCATTCAACCCAAGCGAAACTCTTCGTGACGAGTTGTATCGAAACGGCATCAACCCAGTCGTGTCTTTCCCAGGCGAAGGAACAGTTCTCTTCGGCGACAAGACATTGCTCACAAGACCAAGTGCGTTCGACAGAATCAACGTTCGTCGTTTGTTCATTGTTCTTGAAAAAGCAATCTCAACAGCAGCGAAGTTCAGTCTCTTTGAATTCAACGATTCGTTTACCCGTTCGCAGTTTAGAAATCTCGTTGAGCCATTCTTGCGTGATGTGAAGGGCCGCAGAGGCATCACCGACTTTAAAGTTGTGTGTGATGACTCAAACAACCCTGCTTCTGTAGTTGACAGAAACGAGTTTGTTGCTGATATCTTTATCAAACCAAACAGATCAATTAACTTCATCACACTCAGTTTCATCGCTACTGGTTCTGGTGTGGCATTCGAAGAAGTTCAAGACGCATTCGCCTAAGGAGAAAATAAATGACGCTTAGAATTGACGATTTCAAAGGACAGTTGCCAGGCGGTGGTGCAAGACCAAACCTATTCCGTGTCGAGGGTACATTCCCAAGTCCGGTCTCTGGTTTGCTTGCTGAAATCGGCGGTGCTGCTGCTGGCGCTCAAGGTCGAGCAATCGGCGGGGCAGTTGGCAACACACTCGGTGGTGGTGGTCCAAGTAACTCAGTTCGCTTCCTCTGCAAAGGTGCTTCAATCCCAGGCATGACTGTTGAGCCTGTCGAAGTTCCTTTCCGTGGTCGTGTTCTCAAAGTTCCTGGTGATCGAACATTTGAACCATGGGAACTCACAATTATCAATGATACAGACTTTGCTCTTCGTGACGCTTTTGAGAAGTGGAATCACTTGATCAATAGCATGGAAGGAAACATAGGTACAGTTTCACTTCAAGAAATTCAACAAAACTGGCGAGTCACACAACTCGGTAAAAACAATGAAGAGTTGAAAACATACGAGATTGTTGGTTGCTGGCCTTCAACAGTAAGCCCAATTGAATTGAGTTATGAGTCTACAGGTGCTATTGAAGAATTTACAGTAACCTTAGAATATCAATACTTTAAGACAAATACAACTGACTAAAACTCTATAAATAGTTTTGTTGTAATGGAGTAACCAATGGCAGTAAAACTATTCGGATTTACTTTTGGCAAAGATGAAGAAAACACAAAGCCAAAAAGTGTAATCGCCCCTGAAAATGAAGATGGCTCTTTAACCGTAAGTTCTTCTTACGGTTTTGGGTCTTATGGCTATTATCTCGATCTTGATGCGTACTCTCAGAACAAATCTGATGTACAACTTATCAATGAGTATCGAAAGATGTCAATCTATCCTGAGATTGAACAAGCAATTACAGATATTGTGAACGAAGCAATTGTGCATGATGATCGTAAGATGCCTGTTGAGATTGTGGTAGATGACATTGAGTATAGTGATAAAGTCAAAAAAGCGATTGCTGATGAGTTTGTTAATGTCTGTAAACTGCTTCGTCTGAAAACACGCGCCCACGAAATCTTTCGTCGTTGGTATATTGATGGTCGTTTGTACTTTCACATGCTCATTGATGAAGAGAACGAAAAAGATGGTATTCAAGAAATTCGTTTTATCGATCCTGTCAAGATCAAAAAGGTTCGTGAAATGGATAAGGAAAGAGATCAAGAATCTGGCGTCGAGTTGCAGTCTGTCCGTGAAGAATTTTATCTTTACAACCCAGAAGGATTTCATACCTCTTTCAATCAAGATGAGCAAGGCATCAAAATTTCGAAAGACACAGTTGTTTATTGCCCATCTGGTTTGCCAGATCCTTCAGGCAAGAGAATGCTTTCTTATCTACACAAAGCAATCAAGCCTCTCAATCAATTGAAGATGACAGAAGATGCGATTGTTATCTATCGTATCTCAAGAGCACCAGAAAGAAGAATCTTCTACATTGATGTCGGTAACTTGCCAAAGGCTCGTGCTGAACAGTATCTTGAAGACATTCAGAAGAAGTACAAAAACAAAATTACATACGATGTGAACACAGGTGAAGTTAGAGATCAAAGTCATCATCAGTCGATTATGGAAGACTTCTGGCTGCCAAGACGAGAAGGTGGTCGAGGAACAGAAATCACGACTCTTGATGGTGGGCAAAATCTTGGCGAGTTAGAAGATGTCGAATACTTCTTGAAGAAACTTTACAAGTCATTGAATGTGCCACCGAGTCGCCTCGAAAGTGAGTCACAGTTCAATCTCGGAAGAAGCACAGAAATTACTCGTGATGAGTTGAAGTTTACAAAGTTCATTCAACAACTTCGCTCGAAGTTTTCTGAGTTTTTCTATGATCTTCTCGAAACACAACTTCGACTCAAGGGCATTGTTTCTGGCGAAGACTTTGAAGCCATGAAAGAAGACATCAACTTTGTGTATCTTCGTGATTCGTACTTCTCGGAACTCAAAGAAGCAGAAGTGCAAAGAGAGCGACTTGAATTGCTTCAATCTATCACAGAGTACGCTGGCAAGTATTACTCTCACGATCACATTCGTCGAGTCATTCTACGTCAAGATGATCGTATGATCACCAAGATGGATGAAGAAATCAAAGCAGAAAAAGAGAATCCCCAGTACAAGGAAGAAGATGGTGGTTTCTAAACTTATAAATAGTTTCATTGGAGAAAAACTATGAGCCTGAATCTAAAAAAAGCAATCGCAGAAGCAGTTGAAGAAAACACATTCAACTTCAAAAACGTAATCGAAAACGAATTGAACGTTCGTTTGAACGAAGCAATCAATACTTGCCGTTTTCACATTCTCGAAACTCACGATGTTCAAAGAACGCTTGATCCTTTGGCTGAAAAAGTTGAAGAAAAGGTGACAGACTCTTTGACAGAGGAAATTGTTTCTAAAGTTGTCAATGAAGAGTTGTCAGAAGAAACAGACTACGAAAAGTTTTTTAAGAGTGCTTTGAAGAAGTTTGGCGTTTCAAATCCTGGCGAGTTAGAGTCAGAAGAAAAGAAAAAAGAATTCTTCAACTATGTTGACAAGAACTTCAAAGGCAAGAACGAGGGTGTAAAAAAAAAGGTAAGTGAGTCTTACGATTCTCCGACTGACTCAGAAAAAAAACTTAAAAAACTTCTCAAGGGAACTGACGTTGAAAAAGTTCTCAAGAAGTTAAGACAAATGAGTGTTAGTCCTAGTGGCCTGGGTTATTATCCTACAAAACCGAAGTTAGATCCAGATCAAGCCACTCTTGATAGACCAGCAAACTTAAGTGGTCAAGGAGGCCTAGCAGGTTCTGTTGTAACCATCGAAAAATTACTCAAACAATATAATGGTGATATCAATCAAGTTGCTAAGTACATCAAGAAAAACAAAAACACGATTGAAAAGGCCATCTTTAAAATAGAACATGAAAGTGACGTTCTATCAAGACTTATTAAAAAATATTCCTAATAACATGACATACAGGTTCAAATTTGATAATAAAGATAATTCACAGCGATTTATGGTTGCTGTGAATGAGATGAAAATTGGTGTGGCAACAAGAACAGGAAGTCACATCGTTGTGAAACTAAAGAACAACGAAAACAGAAACATTCTTGAGTCGATTGCAAAGGACACAAGAGGAAAACTAGACGAGATGTTTGTGACAAGAAATATTTTACCTTTGCTAAGTGAGATTCGAACAAATCATCAAACAGAATCAATTACTCTGAGAAGCGGCGAAAACATTTCAGTCACTCCTAAAATGGCATCTTACATTCTAAACACACATGATTCTCTCAATGAATCAAATCAAAAAAATCTTCGTGATCTGACATCAAAAGACAAAAACAATTTTCTTCGAGTTTTAGATTTTTCAGTAAAAATCGAAAGAGGTGAATGATGGCAAACACAATTTATACAGTTGCAAAAACAGCAAACCGTTTTGCAGCATTCATTGGTATTGATACTGACGCAACGATCAATGTGCCAATTACCTTCAATCGATCAGGCACAGATAACTTTATTCCTGATGGATCAGCAACAGGTCAAAGTGCTTTCTCTGTGCCAGGACCAACAGCGAACATCAAACTAAAAAAAGTCAATGCTTACACAGGCGGCGGAACAATGAAAATTTCTTTTGGTGGAACATCAAACAAGAATGTAATAATACACTCAGGAATTGGTAATGGTGATTTAAAATATGGTTTTGATGGTGAGCCTTCTGTTGGTGGCGATGATCTGCCTGCTGGATTTACAGGCACTGCTGTTCTTTCTTTCAGCGGAACAGCGCCAAGAGGCTACGCTTATCTAGAGTTTTCTGCGAGTTAAGGAAAAAAAATGGCTATAACACAATACGATATTCTTCAAACTAGAAACAAATACTCAACCATCATTGCCTTTGATAACGATAACAATAGTGTTCTCATTCCAGTGAATGATAAATTTGTGCGTTCAGGTACAAACAATTTTATTCCTGATGGTTCGGCAACGGGTCAAGATGCTTTTGCAATCACAAGCCCCACCGCAGACATAAAACTTTCACGCTTCAATGTTTCTTCGACCAATATAGTATTGCAATGGGCCGGGACTGCTGATAAACTGATTTGCGGTAGCAGTGCAACACTCAACGGTGACTTAAAGTATGGCAATGATGGTGAGCCACCAATTGGCGATTTGCCTGCTGGTTTTACAGGTGTGTGTAAAGTTGCGCCAGCGTCATCGTCTAACGGTTTTGTATTCTTAGAGTTTGTGACAGGAACATAATGATTCGTGAATCCTACTCATCCTTTGACTCTTTGATTCAGGCAGCCCTTGGTGTCATGGGGCAAAATACTGAACATCATTATGGTGAGAAAGAAAAT